TCGCTAATGTTTCGGCAAATTTACTAATGTTATCTCCGCCGGTAACTCCAAGCTGCGCGGCGGTTTGTCCGAGTGCTAAGAGTTCAATCGCCGAAACGGGAATTTTTTTCGAGAGGTCGGTTATCTTGTCCCCGAAGGTTGCAAGTTCTAATCCCGAGAGCCCCGTTGTCTTCCCAACCCCTACCAACGCCGTTTCATAATCGGCGAAAGCTTTAATCGAGAATGCGGTTGCGGCGAGAACGGGGAGAGTAATTCCGATGGTCATTGCGGACCCGACGGATTTTACCGCTCCCCCAACTTTAGAAAGTTCTTCTCTTAATCTTTTGGTTTGACGTTGCATTTGAGCGAAGGCGAACGAAGAAGTTTTAATCGCCGAATTAAGTTTAGGAAATCCGCCGCGAATTTTATCTAAGACTTTAGAAACGCCGTCGAAGGCGGTTAATTTAATCTTTGAATTGAATTCCTTTGCCATTACTTTTTCCTCATTGCCGCTTTCATTGCGTCGTTTTGTTCTTTCATTCTATCGGCCCAAAATCTGAGGTCTTCCATGTCCATATCCATTACTTCGGTTGCGGAAAAATGGAAGAACTTAGCAAGCGAACCGATTGTTTCTTTCCAATCGGAAGGAATGCTTATAGTAACTCCCCCATTGCTTTAGATAACTCCATACAATCCGGGCTCTCCATTTCGTCGAGAAGTTTACTTGAGATTCCCGAACATGCGCTAACGAGTTCGAGAATGTCATTAAGACGGGGCTCCGCCGGAAGCTTTCTTAAATGCTTTCCTTTGGGTTGGTTAATTGTTACTTCGCTAATTGTTTCGTTCGCCCATGAATAAGACTTAGAAAGTTTTACGGTAACGGATTTGGTTTTTGGTTGTTCGTTTTCCATGTGGGGGAATCCTTGAAATGACCCCCGCCGAATAGCGAGGGTCTTGTTAATAATTATCTAACTTCGTCCGCCGAAGAGCCGGAGAACATTGCTGCGATTTCTCCTTCTTCGGTTGTAATGTCTCCGTCGCCCGTAAAAACTGCGTCCCTAAGAACGATAATTTTTCCGTTAGCGAGAGAAAGCGTTACCGTTGCCGCAACCGTTGAGAGAAGACCTTTTACGTCCAAGTCGCCTCGGTCCGTAATTACGCCTTCGATTCGCGGAGCTTGTGGCATTTCTTTATATCCATGGACGGAATCACTTCCGACAACCATTTCTCTTTTAGGAACTCCGAGGTTGTAAGTAAAATTTCCTTTGGCCTTTTGAAGACCTCCGTTAATTTTAACCTCGATAATCCCTCCGACTCTTTCATTGGCCATACTATCCTCCTATTAGAGTAAGAATTGGATTTTAGTTCCAACTACAATTAATTGATTTACAAGGTCCGGCGGCAAGAGAACGTCAACGCGATTCGGGTTACTCACGTTACGCTCAACTATCAAGTCCGCTTTAAATTGGTCAAAGCCTTCAACCAATCCTTTCTCTTCCCACTCTCTGAAAAGAGCAATGAACTCCGCTTTAATTACGTTCGGAGTAACAATCGCTTGACCCGCGCCGAAACGTGTTCCGTCGTTTGCAAGTTTATGTCTTCCGTACTTAGAGGAGATTCGCGCTCTCGACTGATAACGAAGAAGCGAGAGAGTCAAAGGAGTGTTTAGGTAAAGATAAGAAGTGTCCGGGCTACCAAAAGCGTTCTCTTGGAAAGTCGTAATTACACCTTCGATCAATACGTTTGAGCCCGAATCAACCATGAAAGTTGAAACGCCGTCATGAAGAAGCAAGTCGCGCTCTTGAAGCGTAAAAAGCTCCGACTCTTTAGGGGCAAAAATGCCGACCATTGGGAGAGTTTGGAACGGACGGGCCGGGTCGATTTCTCCGCTTGCAGCGATTTGCGCGGCAAGAGCCGAGGCAAATTGCCAAGGCGAAGAAGGTCCAAGCGCCGACATGATTGTTGTAAAAGGAGAATTACGAGAGTCTCCAAGTGCTAAGAGAGCGGAAAGGTTTCCGCGCTTACCGTAAATTCCATAACCGTCATTCATTTTGAGAGGACCAAAACGAGAGGTAAGTTCGGCTTCGACCTTCCCAATGTTTTGCGCGTCCGTATAAGGAGAGACGACCGAAAGATATTGAGTGTCGCCCATAACCGGCCAAACGGTGTCAGTGTCCGGATTCGCAGCGCCGCCGCTTATTGCGGTAATCGCAACCGCAATACCCGCAGGGAGAGACTCGCCCGCAAAGTAAGAGTGTCGAACGTCGATTTCGTTCCCGTGAGTACCTTTATTTTTTGCCGTAAGATCAACTTCAAAAGCATTGACCCCATTTACCGCCGCCGAAACTACGCAACGAACTTCCGCCGCAATCGCAGCGACAAGCGCCGTTGCAAGAGTCGCCGGAGTTGACGAAGTAGAAACTGCGATTTGAACATTGCGCCCGCCAATCATGAAAGAGGCGACGCCCGCTTTAGTTGGAGTTCCGGAGAATGAAATTTTCCCGGTTGCGAAAACGCCTGCGCCTGCATCGTTAAGAGCGACGCATGTTAAACCTTGAGTTTTATTTCCTTTAAGAAAAGTCTCAATCATGTCCGCAAGAAGAGAGCCCACGCCAAAAAATTCTTGACCTTGCTCAATACTTGTAACGAGTGTCGGAGTTAACGCCGCAATCGTACCCGCTGCAATCTTAGAGCCCATCATCAAAACCTTATGAGGTTGACCGGGGCTTCCTTGAACTGCGCGAGAGTTGTCAAATTCGGCATAGAATAGAGGAACTCTAATCCCTGCGGGAATTTGGTTAAATGAAATACTCATTTTTCACCCCCAAAATTTTTATGTTTAGATTGTTCTTTTTTTTCTTCTTTAACTTCTTCCACTTCGCCCGAAGCTAGTCGTCGCTTCCAATAGGTAGAATCGTCAACCACTTCGCCCTCGGGCGCGAGCGGGGTTTTTGTTCCGGGTTTTAAAACCCGATGCCCCGAAGTGGGTTTTAAGTGTAAACTCATTATTCCCCCTGATTTAAGTTAATAGTGTCATTCGCAATCAAATATTCGTCGGGTTGTTCATCCCCTTGCGAGGCATTCCACTCGACGTCAAGACCTAAGAAATTAGAGAGCGATTCTTCTCCGCTTGCCGGTTCATCGAAGTACTCTAAAGAATATCTAAGGGCGAGAAGAGCGAGAGGAGAGGAGCCGTCGGGCTCTTGTTGGTATTCCGTTCCGGAGAGTTCCAACTTATTAAGAATCCCGCCAAGGGTTTCGTCTCTCTCCATTAAGTTTTCCACTTGAGACGCTAAATGTTCGAGGTACAAGTCGAGTTGATCGTCTTCGTCCCCTCTTGATAAGCATTCAATTAAAAGTGTGATTCGGCGACGATATCTTTTAGGAGCTTCGTCGAATCTCTCAACGGATTCCGAGACGGTGTAAACATTGATAAGAGGAAAAGTAATGTCTTCGGAAGGAATGCTTCGAGAAAGAGAAACTCTTTCTTGCGCGAGAGTATTTCCTTCTTTTAAAAGTTTAACAACGGCTTCTTTTACAAGTCGTTTAGTTGGCTTTTGTGTCATTGATTACCGCCTCCGCTTGCTTCTTATGAAGAAAGAGAGTCGCGCCCCCTTGTCCGTCTTCCCGTTTATCTTGAACTCTAAATCGAATATTTCTTAAAATTAATTCGTCGCCCTGCTTAGGGTCGACCGGAAAATCATTAAGATTTATTCCGAGGCGGGGTTGAGTCGTCGAAATATATTGTTCCGTACTAACATCAAAAACCGTTCCCTCGTTATCGAAAATCCCGCGCACTTGATAAAACCCGCCCGCCTTCGGATAGTAAGAGACAAGAGCTTTCTCGCCAAAAGCGTTCATGCACTTGTCCAAAACGATATCCGTCAACTTGCGAAAATCAACCACGCGGGACCGCCTTTATTTATTTATGTCCAATAAGAACAAAAGCCTCAACGTCCGCAGCTAACGCCGCTTTATACGCATAACCCGCGATAGCATTCGAGGCAACGGTTGAGGTAATAAGCGAAGTCGCGGCGTCGAAATAAAGTATTTGACCTAACGTGTACGCCTGCGCAGCGGTTTTAGGGATTGAGTAAACGCCTTCAAGAGCAAATTCAACTTCCTCCCCAATTCCTCCCGACTTTGCGGCGATTCCGAAAAGCCCGCCAATAACTCGAGCCGCGCCACTTACAACCGCAACGGCGAGAATAACCGTAATCATTTTACCGGGAACATAAAAATTTTTCATTATCGACTCCTTAATTTGTTTTAAAACTTTTTTTTTTTATTTGGGAGAGCTTTAAGCCGCTCTCCCTGAAAGCTTATTAAGCTCCAAGATTTCTTTGGAATCCACGGTAATCAACGATTCTCATTCCGAACTCATGGCGGATTTTGAACTCTTGACCATCAATGTCCCAACCGTCTTTCACGAAAACTTCCGGAGCGCCGCCCGGTCTTACAGCATGTTCCGCCGACTTAAGCGCCCCTTGAGAAGCGGCTAAGTACCAAGAGATTGCCGAGTTCGCGTCAAGAAGAGGCTCGACAACCGGAATCAATTTCCCTGCAAAAGGGTTGATTTGATTTGATTGATTTGCGAGCATGTTTTGACTTAAGAATTGATCGGCAACCGTCTCCAAAGAAGAAGGTAGGATAATATAAGAAGCCGAAAGATTGATAAGCTCCCCATCGAGGTCTTTTTGAAGACGCATTCTTGAACGAAGAGCGCCAAGGCTTGCAACCGAAATAACAGTCCCCGGATTCACTAGGTTATTATGGTCAACGTGGAAAAGAGCTTTATTGTCTTCCATCATTACTTGGTTAGAGATAATCAAATTCCAAAAAACTTGATTTTCTTTTTCACGGGCACGAACTCCAAGAGACGCCGGGATGCGAGTAAAAGCGTCCAAGTCGTCATTCATCATAAGTTCGTAAGTCTTACCAATGATAATCCCGTATTTTTTAACAACGTATTTCTCGGCGGACTCTTTAACCGTCGTGCGCTTATATTCTCCATGCTCATTTACTTCCTCAAGCTTTCCGCCGTTTCCAAGTTGAAGTGAAGTGACTTGTTTAAAGTCTTCAACGATTCTTTGAGAAACGAAAGGTGAGTAAGTATTAGGGGCTCCCTGATAAGCGTCGCGAAGAGATTTGCCCGCAGTATTGGCGAGGATTTCAGAGAAATCCGAAGTTGTATGAAGAGCGCGTTTAACAAGTTCCGAACGGCTCATTCCTAAAACGTCGCCATGGGTTCCTTCCATGCTGAGAACTTTTCTCGCAAGGTCAATGATTGAACCTTGAACAAAGACGTTTTCGCCTTCATTAAGTTTGTAGCGAGTGGGGTCCATGCGGTGTAAAAGAGCGTTACTTACTGCATTTCGGCGGGCTAGTTTTTGTTCCATTGAATTGTCTCCATTTTGAAAATTGTTAAAGGTCGGTTTATTAGAACGTGTTTCGAGTTCTTTGAATATTTCTCCGCGAGCTTCGTCGAGAGTAATTTTATGGTTACTTGTAAGACGAGTCGCGATTTCTTCCGACAACCCGGCAAGCTTT